CAGCCCGGCGATGCTGGCGCTGCCCGACGTGAAGATGGTCAACGCGATGGCTAAGACGACCATCGTTGCCGCTCAAAAGCAGGCTGATCCGACGATCCTTGCGCCGGACGAAAACGGGATGAAGGGCATTCGCTTTTCGCCCGGCTCGATTGTCTACGGCGGTGTCGATGCGCAAGGCCGCCCAATGTACCAGCCCTTCCAAGCGGGCGGACCTACCGGCCTGACGTTGGAACTCGAAAACCAGCGCCGCGAGGCAATCCGCGATGCGTTCTACGCGACGCTCTTGCTGATGGCAGACCGCGCGAACATGACCGCTACGGAATGGCTCGGGCGCCAAGAGGAAAAGCTTCGCTTGATGGGGCCGCATATCGGGCTGGTTCAAGCCGAGTGGCTCGACCCATTGGTCGACACCGCGTTCACGTTCATGGCCCGCGCGTCGGCGCCTATGTGGTCGCGCGGTCAAAACGGTTGGCTCCCGTTGCCGCCCGCGTCGATTGCCCAAGCGCCAAACCTGAAAGTGTCGTTTGTCTCGCCTTTGGCCCGCGCGCAAAAGGCGTCAGAGGCCGCGTCGCTCGACCGGTTTATGCAGTCGGTCACGCCGGTTGCGCAGGTCAAGCCTGAGGTGTTGGACAACATCAATGCCGATGAATTCTTGCGGATCATGGCCGAAGGCACGGGCGTACCGGCCAAGGTCCTGAACGATCCCAAGCTTGTCGCTCAAATGCGTCAGCAGAAGCAGCAGCAGGCCGCGATGCAGCAGATGGCCGCAATGGCCGCGCCGATGAAAGATGGCGCCGCTGCCGTCAAGAGCTTGGCGGAAGCGAACGCAACGGCGGGCGTCGGCGGCGGAATGTCGGTCGATCAGGCCGCAGGGGGTGCGCAATGAAGCGCGCCGTTATCTGGCTTCAAAACGCTTGGAAGAAACCCGACCGCGCGCGACAGGTCGGTTTTTCCTATGGCGCGGTGTTCGATACGCCGCAGGGCAAGGCGGTGCTTTCGGACCTCGCCAAATACTGCAACGTCGCGACGACCTCTTTCGTGCCGGGCGATCCGTACCAGACGGCGCTTAACGAAGGGCGGCGGGATGCGTTCAACCACATTGCCGAAATGTTGGGTTTGACGCCTGCCGATTTTCCAAACCTTGTGAAGGAGCAAACCAATGACTGACACGACAAACAACGGGACGGGGGCGCCGCCGCCTGCGGCTGGCGCTGGCGCCGAGGGCGCGGTTTCGACCGCGACCCCGGCAAGCGCGGGTGCTGGTACGGGGGCCGCTCCTCCCTCTGATTGGCGCGCGGGCTTGCCGCCCGAACTCCGTTCGGATCAGACGTTGGGCAAATACCAAGGCGTCGATGCTTTGGCGCGCGCGCACGTCGAATTGCAGAAGACCATCGGCGGTCGCGTCAAGGTTCCGGGCGACAACGCCGCGCCGGAAGAACTCGCGCAGTTCCGCAAGGCGCTTGGCGTGCCGGACGCGCCCGAAGGCTACACGTTCGCGCCGCCAGAGGGGTTCCCGGCTGACAAGTGGGACAAGGACGGAGAAGCGGAATTCCGCAAGGTCGCGCACAAGAACGGCATTCCGCCGAAGGCCGCGCAGGAACTGTTGAACACCTACGCCGCTCGGCAGGCTGCGTCTTACGGCGCTATCGAGGCCGCGCGCGCGGCGACGGTGGACAATCTCAAAAAGGATTGGGGCGACAAGTTCGCGACCAATCAAGCGCTAGCCGATCAGGCTATCGAGGCGCACGCGCGCAAGGTCGGTTTCAACGACGACGATTTCGCGCGCATGGCGCAAGTCGGGCTTGGCGAAAAGTTCATCCGGCTGATGGCCGCGCTCGGCAACGACGCCGCGCCGATCACGGGGCCGGGTACGGTTGGCGCCGCTACGTTGTCGGCGGACCAAATTCAGAGCCGTATCCGCGAAATCCAATCCGATCCGGTGTTCTTCGACAACAAGCACCGCAACGACCCAAAGCACCGGTTGCTGGTCAAGGAACAGACCGAGCTTTTTGAAAGGCTTGAAGCCTTGCGCGGGCGTGGTGCCGCATGAGCCGCGAACGCCAACAGGCCATGAGCATCGAAACCGTTCCGGCGGCGGAACGCGCACGCTTGCGCGCGAAGTGCTTGGAACTCGCGATGACGACCCGGCGCGATGGCGAAGGCTTGGACGCCGTGACCGAGCGCGCGGGGCAATACTTTGCGTGGGTGCTGAAATGACCCTCGTCAACGGTTCAAACAAAAACGCGGACACTCGTCGCCGGGCAACCGGGGGCGACCCGCTGCTAGTCGGAAAGCCCGACCGCCCGGCGCGGCGCACGCGCAAGGCACGGACCCGCACGCCGGATACTCCGTCCGTCAAACCAAACCGCCCTTTTCGGGCTTCCAACTGACGGAGGGACTTTAGATGTCCACGCAGATCACTACCGCAATGGTGAACCAGTTCAGCAGCAATGTGATGCTGCTGAGTCAGCAGAAGGGTTCGCGGCTGCTTCAGGCCGTGCGCCAGGAAACGCTGAACGGCGAATTCGGTTTCTTCGACCAGATCGGTGTCGTCAACGCTGTGGAGCGCACGTCGCGCCACTCGGACACGCCGTTCACCGAAGTGCCGCATGCTCGTCGGCAGGTCGCGATGCGCGATTTCGAACTGTCGGAAATCATCGACAGCCAGGACCGCGCCCGCACGCTCATGGAACCGCAGGGCTGGTACACGCAAGCCTTTGCGGCGGCTATGGGCCGCTCGATGGACGACGAACTGATTGCCGCGTATTTCCGTGCGGCAGGCACCGGCAAGACGGGTGCGACCTCTACGCCGTTCCTCGCGGCGAACCAGATCGCTACCAACTACGTCGAAACCGGCGGCGCCACGAACTCGTCGCTTACCATCGGCAAGCTGCGTCAGGCCAAGCTGTTGCTTGACGCCGCAGAAGCCGGGGTCGATCCCGACGAAGAGCGGTACATCGCTTGCGGCGCTTACGAGCTTCGCCAGCTTCTCCGTACCACCGAAGTCGTGTCGGCGGACTTCAACGCGGTCAAGGCGTTGGTGAACGGCGAAGTCGATACCTTCCTCGGCTTCAAGTTCATTCGCACGGAACGCCTGCCGGTGGTGACGCCGGGCACGGCGTTCGGCGATGCCAACCCCCGCCGCGTCATGGCGTGGGCCAAATCCGGCATGCTGATAGCGATTGGCGAAAGCCCCGTGACGAACGCGGCGCCGGACCCGACGAAGGGTTTCAACATCCGTCTGCACATGAAATCGACGTTCGGTGCGACGCGCATGGAAGAAGCCAAGTGCGTCGAAATCCGTTGCGGCTCGACCTACGTCTAACCCTAGCTAGGCAGAAAGGATCAACCCATGCCGAGCACCATTGCCGCCGCGCTTGCGACGGTTCCCCGCAACTACCCGCCCCAGTCGGCGGTTAGTGCGAAAAAGCGTTCCAGCATCGAGGTGTTCAACTACGCTTCCGATGCTGTCGGCGTTTACAACATCAGCGCCCCGATCCCGTCCGGCGCGCGTATCCTGGCGGTCGAACTCAATACGACGGTTTCGACCGGTACGGCCACGCTCGCTATCGGCATCGTCGGCACGGCGGGCAAGTACCGCGCCGCCGCCGCGCTGACGACGCCGGATCAGTGGGTTCAGGCCAACCCGGCGGCTGTCATCGGCGACGTTCTGACGGCTGACGAGCAACTGATCATGACGGTGGCAGCGGCAGCGCTCCCGGCGTCGGGCCGGTTGCTGGTTCGCATCATCTGGCAGGACAACTCCTAGCAGGAGGATGGGCGGGGTGTAACAGCCCCGCCCTTTCTTGATCATGGCGAACAGTACCGTCGAAATCTGCAATCGAGCCTTGGACCTGATGGGTGCGGAAGCCATCACGTCGCTTAACGACAACTCCAAGGCCGCTCGCTTGTGCCTTCGAAACTACGGCCCGGCGCGCGATGCCGTGTTGCGGTCCTATCCTTGGAACTGCGCGATGAGGCGCGCTCAGCTTCCCGCTCTGACGGACGTTCCGGCGTTTGGATACGAGCGCGCGTTTCAGCTTCCGCAAGGGCCGCTGCCCGAGTATTGCTTGCGCCTTATCGAGGTGAACGGCGAACCGATCCAAGACATCGATTATCGCATTGAAGGCCGCACGATCATCACGAACGAAGCGGCGCCGCTTCAGATCGTCTATGTCGCGCGCATCGAAGACCCGACGCTATTCGACCCGCTGCTAGACGACGCGCTTTCGGCGCGGCTCGCGGCGGATATTTCGTTCTCGCTGGCGGCAAACGCTACGCTGACGACCGAGCTTCGCAACGCTTACGTTTCCAAAATGACGGAAGCTAGGATGATCGACGCGCGCGAAGGCCGCTCGCGCGTTGAAACCGTGGCCGACGAATGGCTAAATTCGAGGCGATGACATGCCGCGCGTAGCACCTATCGTCACAAGCTTCAATGCGGGCGAATGGTCGCCGCAGCTATACGGGCGCGTCGATCTTCAAAAATACGCGAACGCCGCGCGTATTATGGAGAATTTTGTGCCGCTTCCCCAAGGGACGGCGACGCGCCGACCCGGAACGCGGTTTGTAGCGGAAACGAAATCGTCGGGTGACGGTATCGTTATCCCGTTTGAATTCAGCACCACGCAGGCTTACATCATCGAAGCGGGAAACCTCTATTTCCGCTTCTACAAGGACCGTGGCCGGATCGAGACGACGCCGGGCGTAGCGTACGAGATTGCGACGCCGTACACGTTGGCAGACCTCGAATTGCTACAATGGGTGCAATCGGCGGACACGCTCTATCTTGCGCACCCGTCTTATGCACCTCGCAAGCTTACGCGCACGGGTCACACGTCTTGGTCGCTGACGGCGATTACGTTTACGTTGACGCCTACGGAATGGACCGGCGCCAATTGGCCGGGGACTGTAGCGTTTCACCAGCAGCGCCTGTTTTGGGGCGGCACGCCGGGGCAGCCTCAGACTATTTGGGGTTCAAAGACCAACGATTTCGAAAATCTGACGACCGGCTCGGGCGCGTCTGACGCGCTGAAATTCACTATCGCGGACGGCAAGGTCAACGCAATTCAGTGGATGGCGTCGGCCAAGTCGCTGCTTGTCGGTACCGCTGGCGCCGAATTCTCGATACGCGCTTCGACGTTGGGCGAAGCTCTGACGCCGGACAATATCACGGCTTCGCCGGAAACGACGGTGGGCTGCGCGAAAATCCTGCCTATCCGCGTCGGGCAATCGACGCTGTTTGCGCAACGCGCGCGCCGCAAGATTTTTGAGATGAGCTACAATTTCGAAAGCGACGCGCAAGTTTCGCCTGAGGTTTCGCTTTTTGCCCGGCACATCACGCGCCCGAAAATCCGTTCGCTCGCCTATCAGGCCGAGCCTTGGTCGATTGTTTGGGGCGCGCGCGACGATGGCGTTTTGGTCGGTTGCACCTATATGCGCGACCAACAGGTGATCGGCTGGCACCGCCACCCTATCGGCGGTGCTGACGCAAAGGTCCGGTCGGTGGCCGTCATACCCGGCGATGGGCAAGACGAACTTTGGTTGTTGGTCGAGCGGACAATCGGCGGGGCGACAAAGCGCTACGTCGAATTCATGGAATACGAGTTTTGGGCAGCGTCAAATACCGACACAAAAGACTGCTTCTTTGTCGACAGCGGTTTGACATATTCGGGGGTTGCGACGGCGGCAATCACGGGGCTGGCGCACCTTGAAGGCCAGACTGTGCAAGTGCTTGCCAACGGCGCCGCTCACCCGGACGTAGTCGTATCGTCCGGCTCGATCACGCTTAACCGGGCGGTGACAAAAGCCCAAGTTGGCCTGAAATGCACAGCGCGATTGGAGACAATGAGCCTTGAAGCCGGATCGGCCAACGGGACGGCGCAAACCAAAACAACGCGCGTGGTCGAGGTTGGCGTGCGGTTTTGGAATACTTTGGGCGCCAAAGTAGGTTATGATGAGACAGTCGTGGGGGGCATGGAAGAAGTGCTTTTCCGCGATCCCTCTATGCCAATGGACGCTGCCCCCTTGCTGTTTACCGGAGACAAGACTGTGAAATTTCCGGCTACCTGGGACCGCGATGGTGCGATCGTGCGCGTGGTACAGGATCAGCCGTTGCCTTGCACGATTTCGGCAATGGTGCCGCTGACGATTACAAACGACGGGTGATCGGTCATGTGTCTTGAAACGGCTCTAATCGCCGCCGGTATGAGCGCCGCAACGGCTGGCACGGTTGCAAGCGGCATTGGGTTTGCGGGTACGGCGCTTTCCGCGCTTGGCGCAATCCAATCCGGCAACGCGCAGGCTCGGGCGGCTGAGTACAACGCGGCGGCAATCCAGCAACAAGCGGCGTCGAACGAGGCTTCGATACGTCGAAACGCAACCCGCGTGCGTCAAGCGCAAGAGGCGGCTGTTGGCGCGTCGGGTATCGAGCTTTCCGGCTCGCCCTTGGAAGTGATCGCGGATAGCGCTGCAAACGCCGAACTTGATGCGCTGACAGTTCGGTACGGCGGCGACGTTCGCGCCAGTCAAGAGCGAGCGCGCGGCGCTCAGGCTCGCCAAGCCGGGTATATGGGCGCCGCTTCGTCCCTCTTGATGGGGATGAACGCAAGCACGCGGTCTAGCCGCGCGCCGGTCCCGCCGTCCGAACCGTTGGCGGTGAACTGATGCCGCGCCTCCCGCAATATCAGCAGCAAGTTAGCGCTCCGGACCTGCGCGTCAGTATGGAAGAAGCCGGGCGCCCCGGCGCGCAGATACAGCGCGCGGGTATGGCCGTGGCCGACGCCGGTTTCGACGCGGCGGCGCGGTTCAAAGAAGCCCAACGCGCGCAAATGCTGATTGGTGCGCAGGCGCAAATGACGCGCGATCTTGCGGACGTTGACAACGAATTCCAAGCCGATACCGATTGGCAAACCATGCCAGCGCGATACCAAGAGCGCACGCGCGGCCTGCTGGATAAGTACCGGGAAAATCTAGCGTCGGACCCGACCGTGTTTTCTATGCTGTCGCGAGATTTTCAGCGTTCGACTTTGCGCGGTAGCGTCGAGATAAACAAGCTCGCGCGCACGCGGCAGGTAGAAAGCGGCAAGGCTGACTTGGAGACATCCCTTGAAACCTATTCGCAACTCGCAGCAAAGACGTCTGATCCTTTGGCAACGGCTGAAATCGAGGGCCGGGCGCGTTCGTCTATTGCGGGGATGGTGTCGGCGGGGCTGATTGGCGCCGACGATGGGCAAAAGCGGGAACGTCAGTTCTATGATCGGGTTGCGCAAACGCGGGCTATAGCCCTGATCCGCGACAACCCGGACGAAGCCTTTCGCCGCTTGTCGGACCCTGCCGATGGCGGGTTCGACCGTATGGACCCCAAGACGCGCGAAGGTCTGTTGACGCAAGCCAACAACCGCGCCACCTCGTTGGCGAACGAACGCGCGCGGGCGCAAGACCGCGCCGAAAGCCAAGCGCGCGCGGCGCTACAGCGCGAAGGCGACGCGCTGATGAAGGACGTTGAAGCTCGGATTGCGGCGGGGAATATCCCGAACTCCGACGAAATGCGCCGCTTGGAGCGGCACGGCGGTATTTCCCCCGCTGACATGCGTGTATTGCGCCGGTCGATGACGGAAGACGCCGGAACAGACGACGGGAATACGGTGATCGACCTCACGCGCCGCTCGGTCGCGGACAACCCGGCGGATTTTGAAGCGGCGGCGTCGCGCGCGGTAGAGGCCGGGCGCTTGAAAATCTCGACCTACCGCGCGCTGGTCGAAAAGAACCGAGCCGACAATCGAAGCGACGCGCCGCCGTCCCCCTACAAGTCTGGCCGTGAACTGGTATCGACGACGCTTGACCCTGGCGCGATCTTCCAAGGATCGGCGGCGGCTATCGGGCGTTCGGCCCAAGCGCAAGCGATTGTGGAATTCGACAATTGGGCTAGGGCCAATCCGCGCGCCAATGCAGCGGATGCTGTTGCGGAAGCCCAAAACGTGATAAAACGCTACCAGATTATCCAGTTTCAAAACCTGAGCCTAGCAATTGGCGTGCCAAGGTTTGTTGAAGGCGGACGGAGTGCGATTTCGTTGGAAAATCTCGCAACAGCGGAAAGCGAAGTGATCCGGCGCCTTGACGCGGGCCAATTGTCGCGCGAACAGGCGGACCAGGAATTGCGCAAAATCGAGGGCTGGCGGTTCATCAAGCAGCAGCCCGCCGCCGCTCCGGCTTCCGGCCAAGGTCGCGCGAAATGAGCCAGCCTGAAACCCTGACGGATGCTAACGACCTTGCGCCGGGCTATGCCTCGTACCGGCAGACGGCAAGCGCTGACGACGTGATTTCGCGCGCCCGCGCCCGCGTCCTTGCTCAGGAACAGCCCGCAGCCCCGCAGCCGCAGCCCGCACAAGCGCAACCGGCGCCCGGCCCCGGTCAACCTACCCCAACCGCCGCCGTCGCGTCTGGCGCCCTTCTGGCGGGCGCTGGCACGTTTGCAAAAGACGTTGCCGGGGGCGTTCGGGAAATCCCAATGCAAGCCCTTGGCGGCGTATCGGACGCCGTGAACCGGACGTTCCGGGCGCTTGACGGGCTGGCAAACTGGCTAAATACCAACGTTGCGGACCTGACCATAGGGGACGGGAAGGGCTTCAACCCGCTTGCCGCGATGGCCGGGCCGGACGATCCGACCGCGCGCGGCGTTCCCCCGGCCAAGACGGTAACGGGCGGGATAGTGCGCGAAGGCGTCCGGTTCCTTGCCGCGTTCCTTCCGGCTTCGCGCGCTGCGTCCGCCGTTGGGATGGGCGCAACGTCCGGCGGGATTGCGGCGGGCGCGGTTTCGGATTTCCTAACGGCGGACCCGAACGGCGAACGGCTAGCGGACCTTTGGAAAAAGGCAAATCTGCCCGAAAACGTGCTGACGGACTGGCTTGCTCAAACTGGCAATGAAGAAAACAGCGACGTTGAAAAACGGTTCAAGAACGCCATCGAAGGCGCCGGGCTTGGCGCTATCGCCGAAGGCGTGACGCTTGCCGCGCGCGCCGTCCGTAGCGGGATGCAGGCGCGCACCGCCGCAACCGGCGCCGTGGGGCAAGGTGTCGACGAACTGGCTACGCTGCGCGCGCAGTACGGCACCGTTAACGAGAACGATTTCAAGCTGTTGGGCGATCCGGCGGAACCGCTGATCAGCGTTGGTACGCGCCCGGCGGCGGACCCGAAAGCCAAAGTCAGCGCCGGGATGGCGGCGACGGAAACCAGCGTACCGACCGACGTTGCGGCGCGCGGGCTTGCGGCGTCGGGTGAGCCGGGCGGCAAAGAGGTGATGGTTAACTTCGCCCGGATCAATACGCCGGACGATGTAAAATCCGTCATCGGGCAGATGGCCGACGCCTTCGCGGGCGACATTGACCAAGCCCGGCGCGGCGTTCAATCGAATGAGGAAACTGCGCGCCTTGCGTCGGAACTTGGCATGTCGGTTAGCGATCTGCTTTCGCGGCGCCGGGGCGAACCGTTGAACGCCGAGCAATCGCTTGCGGCGCGGCAGATTTTGAACCAGTCCGCGACCAAGCTTCTGGAAATCGCCCAAAAGGCAGCGGCGCCTACGGCAAGCTCGGTCGATCAATTCCAATTCCGCAAGATGATGTCGCTTCACTACGCGATCCAAGCGGAAGTCGTCGCGGCCCGGACGGAAACGGCACGCGCTTTGCAAGCGTGGGCGATCCCGGCGGGCTTGGGCGGGACGGAAACGGCCAAGGCGGTTGGCGACATGCTGACAAACATGGGCGGGCCGGACCTCTCTCGCGCGATGGCGCAACGGTTGGCCGTGCTGGCGCAAAACGGCACGCCGCCGGAAGCGATTAACGCCGTGATCCGCAAATCGTGGGGCGCGGCGTCGATGGACGCGGTCAAGGAAAGCTTTGTTATGGGGCTTCTTTGGTCACCAACAACCCACATCGTCAACAGTACGTCGAACGTCGTCACGGCGATGATGCAAGTTGCGGAGCGTTCTGCGGCGGCTGGCATTGGCGAAACAATGGGCCGCGCCGTTGGCGAGGGCGTTGCGCCGGGCGAAGCTATGGCGATGACCTACGGCCTTGTCTCGTCGCTCAAGGACGCTTTCCGGCTTGGCGGTCAGGCGTTGGTTTCCGGCACGAAGCCCGCCGCGACTGGCACGCTCGATATGGTCCGCGAACCGGCCATCACGGCGGCGGCGTTTCGGCTTGACGAGGCGGGCGCGGCGGGCCGGGTGGTTGATTTCATCGGTCATACGGTACGCATCCCCGGTCACTTGCTTGCCGGTCAGGACGCCTTTTTCCAGACCATCGGCTATCGGATGGAATTGCACGCGCAAGCGTTTCGGCAGGCTGCAAGCGAAGGCTTGCAAGGCCCGGACGCGTCGCGGCGCATGGCGGAAATCGTTCATAACCCGCCCGAGAACATCAAAATGGCGGCGGCTGACGCGGCGCTTTACAACACGTTCAACAAAGAGCCGGGCGGCTTCGCGCAGAAGATCATGCAGCTTCGCAACTACGGCGGCATGGACGAAAGCGCATTGGCGAAACTCAATCCGCTTTTCCTCGTGTTGCCGTTCGTCCGCACGCCCGCGAACGTCCTGAGCTACACGTTTGAACGGACGCCGCTTGCGCCGTTGGTTGGGCAGTGGCGCGCGGATATTGCCGCAGGCGGCGCGCGTGCCGACTTGGCGATGGCCCGCCTTGCAATGGGTTCGACTACGGTTTTGCTGGCTGCAGACCTTGCGGCAAACGGCTTGTTGACTGGCGCCGGGCCTACGGACGCGGGGCAGCGCGAGGCGCTTACGCGCAACGGTTGGCAACCGTACTCGATCAAGGTAGGCGACACTTACGCCGGATATAACCGCGTTGACCCGTTTGGGATGATCGCGGGCTTTGCGTCAACGATGCAGGAATTGACCGAGCGCGGCGAAATCGATCCCGACAAAATGGACGAATGGAACGAGGTTGTTGCCGGGGCAATTCACGCCGTATCCGCAACCATTGTAGACAAGACGTTTTTTAGCGGCGTGGCGTCGCTGTTCGAGGTTTTGGGCGATCCAAACAAATACACCAAGGACTATGTAAATCAGCTTGTCGGCTCGCTGGTACCGTTCACGTCCGCTTTGGGTTTTGCCGAACGTTCTATGGACCCATCTACGGCGGAAGTGAATTCGCCATGGGACGCGGTTATGGCGCGTATCCCCGGCTTGTCCGCAAGCCTGACGACGCGCCGCAATCTTTGGGGCGACGAAATCAAGCCGCAAGCGGTGCTTGGCGAAGCGTTCGACGTGCTATCGCCCGTGCGCGTGTCACAAGATCGCGGCTCGCCTATCGACGCGGAACTGTCGCGCTTGAACTACGGACCCGCGCGCATCCCCAAGAAGACCTCGCTCAATGGCGCCAACGTCAACATGGGGGATTTCCCGGAGGCATACGATGAGTATGTCCGCTTGGCGGGCAACGAATTGAAGCATCCCGTTTGGGGGTTGGGTGCGCGCGATTTCTTGAACGCCGTTGTTACCGGTCAACATGAAATGTCCGCGATCTACAAGATGGGAACCGACGGCAAGGACGGAGGAAAGTCTGAGTTTATCCGTCGCACTATTCAAGAATATCGCTCGCTGGCGCAAGAACAGGTTTTAAACGATCCGCGCTTCGTAGAATTGCGCCAAGTCGTTGACGACAAGCGAGAACGCAAAGAAAAACAACGTATGCCCGTGATGCAGTGAGGTTCAAGCCATGACCATCAACACCACAACGACGCGGGTTAGCTACACGGGGAACGGGGTAACAACCGCGTTTTCGGTCCCGTTCGTATTCTTCGGCGCGTCGGAACTCGAAGTGATCCAGCGCGTGATTGCAACCGGCGCCGAAACGGTGCTTGCGCTGACGACTAATTACACGGTTTCCGGCGGCAAC